TTACAAGTGTTTGTGTTATGAACTTACGACCAGTATAGTCTTCACAATAAACTCTAGCATCTGTTATAAGCTGAGTTAATAATGTGTCTTCATTAGTTGCCGTTATGCGTAAAGCATCCTTTAGCTCGGTTAAGCTAACGGGTTCAATCGCTGGCTGGACGCTTACTTTGCTTTTCACTTGTCACCGACACTAGTACAAACAAACTTTTTACCTTCATTATCTGACAAGTAAATAGAAATATCTAACTTAGTAGCGTTATCAAATGACTCTTTTAATGATGTAGATATTACACCAGAAATAGGCTTGCCTGTCTCTACACAATATAATTCAGTAGCTACTCGACCCTTCTCGTCTTGTATTAATCGACAAGCAAGGTGACTATAATCTTTATCAGACATCTTTAGGCTTCCTAGGTTTTCTTGTTTTGGCTTTAACTTCTTTCTTAATAACAGCGGGCTTAGTTTCACGCTCTTTGAACGCTTCACAGTAACCCGCTTCTATTTGTTTATCAGCAAAGTCTTTTTCAAAACTCTGCTTTTCACCCACTTGATAAACTGATTTAGTGAAGCCATCATGGTACGCGACCAGAGGCTTCGTGATGATGACTTCAACTAAACTCATTTACTAGTTAGCTCCAGTAGGAGAAACATGTGGACAACCTAGAACAGCGTCAGCAGATACAACACCATCAGCAACGTGTGTAAACACAGCTTTGATGAAACCTAAGTTTCCGATGTATCCAAGTGAAACAGTCCCGTCTTCAACTACAGAAACGTCTTGAGTCCCGATAATATCAGCCGCCGCAACGTCAGTGTAAGCGCCACCAGAAGTAGCACATTCAGTCAATTTGAACGTGCCATCTACTGAAGCAGTAGTTGCCGTCAAAGTAACAACACAGCTTTCATATCCAGCCAAAGCAACGACAGAACCAGTTTGATCACCAGTAGCCGCAACAGGAAGGATTGAAGGTACAACCTTTAAGTTATTTTTTAAGTCTTTTAACATTTTCTTATACCCTCAGATTATGCTTGTTTTAAGTATTTCATAGCGTCCCAGTTCTTGATTCCGCCACCAACACGCTTACGCATGTGGAACACAACCTGACCTGTAGATGCTGAAGTGTAAGGATCTCTAAGGATACTCATGCCAGTTCTATCAACGATTTGATAAGTAGAACGAAGATCGCCTAAACCTACAGAAATTGCACCTGTAGCGATGTCTGGCATGTCTTCAAATACAGCAGTCTTTTGACCAAGTAGCATATCAGGCTCACCGGCAGTATAAACAGGTTGCCAAATGTAGTTACCTTGACCGTCTTTAAGCTTACGAATATAACCTTCAGTCGCTCTATTATAGAAATAATAAGCGTTACCTCTGTATCCAGACTTTAGTAAAGTTCTAACGTCTACTAATTCATCAGTAGTGATAGCCGCCGCACCTGCCGCAACTTTAGTACCGATTTGGCCTCTAGTGTAAACATCAGCGTTTGAAGTCTTAGCTGTAGCTGTAGTTAAGCCAACAGGCTGAACAGGACCAGAACCAGAAACAAAAGCAGTAGCTTCTAAACGTGCGAACTTGTCAGCAACATCAGAAGATGCCCAGCTTTCCATGTTCCAAGAACTATCTTCTAGTAATCTCTCAGAGATTTTGAATCTAGAATACATTTCACGAACAGGGATTCTGAACTCACCGATATCAGCAGTGTTTGTGTCTGTTCTAGAAGAAATCTCACCGATCCATCCAGCGTCAAATTCGTTGTCGTCATAATATCCTACATACTCGTTAGAGCCGATAGTGATAGAAGACGCTAAAGAACGTACTGGAGAAGTGTCAAAGATGATCTTTTCAATCAAACCAATGTAAGGTTGGATAGTATATCCGCCTTGTGGGTCGATGTTAGATTGTAAAGCCTTAGCTTCTTTTTCGTTAAGACCTAAGCCTTCAACGCTTTGAGGCATGCCTTTAGCTAACCACTTTTGAATACCAGAGTTGAAAGCTTTAAGCTCCACACCATGCTCGTCTGCATGGTTTTCAACAGTTGCACTCATGCGCTTAACAGCCGCCGCAGTCTCTTCTAAGCTCTTTTTCATCTCAAGAGCAGAATCAAGACTAGAGTCAATCTTTTCAAGCTTAGCTTTTAACTCAGCCTGACCACCTTCATTTTTAGCTATCTTTGCATCTAGCTCATCTTGAGTTTTTTTACTTGCCTCCCAAGCTGATCCGATCTCCTTGATCGAGTCGTTAATTTGTTTAAGCTCTTCGCTCATGTTTAACCTTTTAAAGTTGTAGAAAGATTTTTAAGGGATTGTGCCAAGCCTGACAGTTCACTATGAGAATCGCTCTCATTAAGGTCTGCGTTGGTCTTGGCATCACGCTCAATTCCGTCCCAGCCCTTGGCTATAAAAGCCTGTGATTGTCGTTTGGAAAGCCCTGACTCCCTCAAGATTTTCTCAACTTCACGTTTTGAGAGTAAATGACCCTCGGCATCTGTCATTGATTTAACAGCGGTGACATCCGCTTTAGGGTTCATAGCGTACCCGACTACCGAGACTTCAAAGAGTTGTACCTCTTTCAATCTTCTAACAGTTCCGCCATTAAATTCTTCTAGTTCCGAATCTTTAACGCTGTAGCCAATAGATAAACCTTTTGGACCTGTACCGCGCATAATATTGTGAGCCACTACAGCTTGTTCTATTCTCTTATCACCCTTCACCCATAGCTGACCTTTAACGTAAAGGCCTTTTTCATCTTCACGCATTTCAAGCCAGTCACCAATCACATTACTGTTTTGATGAAAGCCTAATAACTGAGGTAATTGTCCTTTAGATGACCACTCGCCTAATGACTTAGTAAAAGCACCGCCTTCAACGATATCACCGCCAAAGTCAATATTTCCGAACATGGAACCATAACCTTCAAACAATCCAAGGTCATTGTTCACATCTTCGCCCTTTACTTCAAAGGGTATAACGGCTCTTTTAATTTCCATTTTGATATTTTCCTTTCTTGCAGTCATCCGTCAAATTAGTTCATACCAGTCTAGATTTATGTGAGCTCTAATCCCTGCGGATCTCGCTGTTACCCTGAAAACGTATTTAGTTGACGGTGCTAAAATAAATTCTCTATCAAATCCAACTGTGCCGCCTATTTTATGACCAGTAGATACAAAATCCTCAAGTATCACAGTTCCATCATCGGTGATAGTTACGTCAGAAGATGCCTTATTTACTACAGGTGAGGTAGAGTTATCGCTTACACTAGAAGTCTCTATTGATTGGCGGTTCTTATTATATAGGTTAAGCTGTGAGCCTGTATTGGATGTAACTGTAGGCCCTTCAAGTAAAGAAAAGTCGAACGCGTCACTACCATGAACATCAAATATTATATGTGGACACTCGCCACCTGTTGCACTTGTTTCAAAGTATATATTAATTGAACTGCCATTACCTAGACCCGTTACATTATGATAAGCGGTAAACGTCTTGCCATCATGTATATTTTCATGAATCGCAGTCCTTATTTTGAGAGTCCCCTCAATGGCCGTCTGCATAGCCTCACGCCATGCCACGACGTCAAACACTTGATTTAGAGAATCAAGCTCCATTCCTCCGTCTGGCTCGTAATATTTACGGTCAGCCATTAGAGCCTAATCACATCCTGAGTAAATATTATCTTACTCGTTCCAAGTGGTATTTCTCTGTAGATAGTATCACCTGCAAACTTAATACCAAGACCTATATTATAACTAGGCCCAATCGATAGAAGCGAGAAGTCATTTATTCGTGCAGTAATAACCGAGCCAGCAACAACTAAATCAGCGCCTTCAGTAATACTGTACTCAGCAGAACCATCAACTAAAGTAGCGTCACTTTTCAACATGAAAATAAGGTCTGTTCGGTCTGCTATATCAACACTATTAACCGTCTCGTAATTGGAGACGTTTATGGATATATCCTTTTTAGTTCGTCCGTAAATTAAACTTATAGACATGAAGTTACATCGTTATCATTAATGGTTAAAGTAGCATCATCCGAGCCTAGGGTAATTGTAGCATCATCTGAGCTTAGGGAAAGTAAGCCATCATCTGACGAGATGGAGATACTAGCCTCATCGTCTGCAATTGATACAGAAGCATCCTCGTCATAGATATCTATATAAACGATGTCACCGTTCCCAGTTATCGCCGCTAGGTTAGTCCTAAAGTCAGCAGAGGCCGAAGGGAGCCCGCTTAGTTCTGTTATTCGTTCTCTAAAAGTAGCCACTAAACTATCTCATCAAAAACACCGTCAACAATATCTGTCACGCTTGGAACGCTAGATGGTAAATTATCCACGCTTGTCTGGCTTGCTCTAGTGCTCAGTACCACATCTAAATTAGTGTCGATTGTTGCTTTAATATCGGTTATATCGTCAGCGTTACCAATATAAACAGGCTCATAATCAATCTGTATTGAGTTAGAAGTGCTAGAGATAACAGTCGCCCCATCTGACCTGTAAAGTCTTCCGCCTGTCATCAATAAAGGGCTGGCCTTTGTATTATCAAGAGTCAAGTCGCACATAGAAGTAACGATTTGAACTGAGTTCAAACTTTCCCAATCAATACACCCAAAGAAGTCTCTAATTCCTTGCTCTGTAGTTTCAAAGTATGCCTCCCAGCATGCAAGCCTTTGAATTTCCGTTGTATTATCTGAGTCGTTAATATCAACTTCAATATTACCAGAGTCAAAACTAAACTCTGTAATCGTCGAACCATCAACGCCATAGGCATTATAAACATCATTATCAACCTGAGTATTAACGAATGACAAACCGCTAGCACTAATAACCCCAGAAGTTTCAAGCTCTGCCTTAGCTGTAACGCCACTTTGATAAGTTGCTCTTAACCTAACAGTGTCCCCATCATCAATAGAAGCGTCAGCAAGATTAACCGTCAAAGAATACGACCCACTCGCCACGCTATTATCTAGCTCTGCGTCTTTAGTGACGTTATATAATTGAACCCTAGAACCTGTTAAGATGTTAGGGGCGATGATATCCACAGGTGACGCTAGAGTTATATTCGGGCCTGTGTTAGTTGTTACAGAAGCGCCATTATTCAGGTTTAGATTAACTGCTCCACCACTTGAGTTAGTGATCTCATCAAGGCTACCTCCGTCAATTGTGTAAGTTCCTGCGGTTGTGAAGTCGAATGATCCTGTGTGTACTACGTTTGTAATAGTAGTTCCTGCTCCTGAGTCATAAACTATATCACAGTCAAATTTACCTCCATTAAGGAGTGTACCGTTTTGAGTTGTAACCGTTCCTGTAGTAGCTGTTGCACCACCTGTAAATGTAGATGATTTGATTGTTATTGTTGGGTCTGAATAATAAAAAGCACTCACTGCTGTAGAATCCATAATGAGATTTTTATCAGTCAATACTACCTGATCTCCTGACCTACCAATTATAAAGTCAACAAGAGCTCCAAGGTTATCTTCTAAGAATGAGTCTGCCCTGTCTTTCAGCTTAAATGAATCGTCAAGTGTAGAGTAGGCATCAACAGTTACTTTATTAGCCTCAGTTGTGTCGGGATTAACTAGCTTAAAATCAGTCTCCTGAATATCAGTATTAGCCTGTACTGTAATTGTTTTAGATTTAAGGCTAAAACCATATTTATAAGAAAATAAAGAATGTTGTCCCTTATTAGTTCCTGTTGGGCCCGCGTATGTCTTGAACTGTAAGCACTTAATACCATCATAAGTAGGCAGTGTGCTTAACTCCCCGCTTACGTCTGTGGCTTCGTTATTCACGACCACCGCTGACGTCTGATCAACTATTCTTACTATAACCCCCGATAACGCAGCGCCAGTTGAATCTACTGATTGGTAGTCAAATCTTTGCACCAGCCGATGAATATCCGATGAATCTGAAAATGCAACACGGAGCGTTGTTATGTCTGAATTTATTAGTGTTACATCATTGGATCCTAAGTTGGGAACAGAATGATAGGTATTTGTATCTAATTTTAAATCAATCAACACACGTGCGTCTTGTCTAGATTGTATGCCGTATGTATTGTTTGTAATCGAAACCCTATCTAACACATAGTTAATATTTTGGTATAGCTTGAGTCCAACTCCAACATGGCCGTCTATAATACAGTCAATATATTTTACTGTTGGAGAGTTGGTTGTTCCGTACCTGTTACTTTCATCGCCCAATCCGTCAATGATAGACAAAAAGCACCTTTCAAATGTAACGTCACCCACACTAATTTCGTAAGTCAATAAGTTGTCGCATATAATGGTAGAACCGTATGCCTCAAAATGCCCTCCATTAAGAAGTTTCCATCGTTCCTGGTCGCCCACGTTATTCGTGGAATCATAACTAAAGAACACAGGATTGCTATACGTGCCGTTTGCGTTTTTAAGACCAAATCTAACATTGGCATTGTCAAAACCAATTATGTTTGCCCAAACAGTAATGCTCTCATTTTCTGCCACCCAATTTGATGAAGTCGAGCCGTTTCCGATATAAAAATCAGCATTTATGATTGATGTGCGATAGCCGTGCTCGGTCAAAGTAGTTGTAGCTGATGCGGCAGAGCCTCCAACAGTATTAAGCGATCCGCTATTTGCATTAACTGCTGCGACTATTCCTGCTGTAGTTATATCCGTTCCAGTACATTCTAGAACCCCGCCACTATTTGTATATGTTGCCATTTTATATTAGTTATTAGTTGTAACTTAAACTTTCTCTATCATCCCAGATATTATCAAAACTCTGGTTTCCACTTATCGTGATTCGTGTAGATGTGCTTGAGATTGTAGCGGCCAATTATTCACCATCCTTCAAAAATATAGCTTTACATCTACAGTTCACCCGATTAGCCGCGCTTAATCCACGCCATCGAGGATATGGGGCTCTCTCTGTTCTCTTACCACGCAATACAAAGCGCTCATTAATATCAACGGTCTGGCCTTCCGCGTGCTGGTGAGCATCTCTTACCTTGCTGTCTCGATAAGTCACCCACATTTTTCTAGAGTCTTTATCATATACCTTCTTACTTAACTTATCCCGACCTTCAGCAGTGACAGACCCAATCTCAACTTCACTGATTATCTTGCCTCTATATCCGTTCTTCCCTATTTTCTTTTCTAGCTTCTTTTGAATATCGGCATCGCTAAGCTTGTCCTCATAACCTTTCTTGACTACTTTATCAATTTGTCTTTTAGTGCTTGCGCTGATTTGCTTTGATGCCACTTGAGCCTGTCTTTTAAAGTTACGCTCTAGCTCTCGTCTAACCTGCTCGACTTTCTTAGTATCTTTAGGGTAGTTCTGCTTGAGGACTTTCTCAGTCTCTTTAATAGTGCGCTTATAAACCGCTTCTAATACTTCACTTAGTTTCTGTTCGCTTCCATCAATCGTCAGCTCTGCATTTCTTTGGCCTCCAATACGGTAAGCGCTCAAAGCATCACGAGCAATAATATTTAACTCGCGCCTAATTTTAGGCATGGCGGCACGCTCAAGTCTTCGTTCCATCGCATCAATCTGATTGATTTCACGGAGCTGTCGTCTTCTATTCCTCGCCTGTGTTCTCTTCGCCATCGTCGTCTAACATAATGTCGTCGAGTGGTATATCATTTGGCTGAACAAATAACTTATTCGCCTCTTCTTCGTCTCTTTCTTCGTAACCTAATATCGCTCTTTTCTCGTTAATAGTCAGAACATCAGTTGATAATAATTCAGCTCTTTTCTCACGTCTTAAAGGTTCAAGTGCTAGAATCTCTTCTTCCTCATAGCAGATTTTAACATTCTCCCCATACTCTGGAGATAACCACCTATTCAATTCTGAAATATAAAGCTCTAGTTTAGGCAGTACCGCTTGAGTATATAAAGCAAGTTTAGCCTCTTCAAAATTAGCATAAGTTTGACTGCCTTCAATGCCTAGTAATTGAGTTGGGACTCTAAACACAGAAGCAATTTCTTGTGATAACATTTTAGAACCCGCAAGCCAATCCATATCACTTGGCGACATTGCTAATTGTTGCCACTTCAAATCACCACTCAAGACCATGACTTCATGAGCACCATTAGCCCCTTGTTGCTTACGTCTAATACTTTCTTGAATAGTCTTTTTATTCGTTGGGTCGATTGACTCACCGCTAATAACACCTGACGGTTTAGCGTTATTCTTTAATGTATTGTAGCGCCATTTACTAGCGGCGTTAGCTTGATCTACTTCAGAAGCACCCGCTTCAATTGGAGCCATTCCCATACTTGGATTTTCAGGACTTGGATTGAATGTTCTCCAGTGCAACATGTCGCACTCGCCTGTAATCGGGTCAACTTGCCAATGCTTCTGATTAGCTGTACCTTTACCGAACGTGTACATGGAAGGCATAAACGAGCCCTTGCTTCGTCCTACTGACATTTCATAAGGTTGCCAGTTCCAAAGCTCTTGAACTTCACTAAGGCCTTTCACCTTTTCCGCGAAGTTATTACCTGCCAAGAGTTCCCAAGAACAAGCGGCAGTTCTAAACTCTACGCCTGATTCATCAGGGTTTGGTTTGTCTAATAGTTGTTTTAAAGGGTGATCCTCTACGACTTCATCATTTACTTTGACGTGTAGAGGTATAGCGCCGAAAGCATCAGCAACGAGGCTGATGCAAGCGTACATTGTGGAATTCCCTGCATAACCCTCGCTCGCGTAAGCTTTTAAGTCGGTCGAAATATATTCATGCTCTTTGTTGTGAATATGTTGACCTAGACTTTGCTTCTGTTCAGGTAACTTTTGAGGTTTGAAGGGATTCCACATAGCCTTATTTTATATGGTGATGGTCTTTAGACAAATAAAGGTTGCAGTTGGGAATCGAACCCAGCTCTCTCGTTTCACAGACGAGCGCTTTTACACCATTAAGCTAACTGCAAAGTACTGAAGGTGGGAGTCGAACCCACAAACATCACATTCTAAGTGTGACTGCTCGCCGATGGCATACCTCAGCATCAAAGCTTCACTAAGAATCGAACTTAGGATACAAGGGTCAAATCCTTGTGTGTTACCATTACACCATAAAGCTATAATGGAGCCAGTGAGAATCGAACTCACCGCAGTCTGCTTGCAAAGCAATCTCGCCACCTTGGAACATGTGGCCCCATAAACAGGCCTTGCACCTGCTCGAAAGTTGACATCTTTTTTAGTCTGGTAGTCACCACTTTTAAAGTCCCCACGCTTTTTTAGTACTTATTGCACTTAGTCAGCTCGGCAGGATTCGAACCTGCGTTTCTCCCTTCCAAGGGGAGTAGATTAAACCAAACTATCACACGAGCTGTAAATTTAAATTGTTTGTTTTTGTCTTAGTTATGCCTTGGTATTTTGGCTTTACTAACTAAGACTAGATGGGCAATAGTCTAGCCTGAGCTTCTGCTCTATGCGCTAGTCGATATTGTTCATGTAGTTTCATTATGATAAAAGTATATCGTGCACTAAAAGAAGTCAACGCTAACAACTTTCTTTTCAGTCAAAGCCAATTCATGGAAGGCCCAAACTAAAGCGTCCATTTCGTCAGGTGAATCTAAACCGCTATTTGGAACCCAACTTTGCATCTGGTCTTCTAAGTGAGTCAGTCCTTCAGCGTGCTCAACTAATCCCTGTTCATATAAAGAAGCTACTGGTTCAGCTCTTATATGCTTTCCTCTAGTCGCTCTGACCTTCACTATTTTAACATTGGCATCAATTGAACGAATGACAGTTTCAACTAAATCACCGCCTTGATTTACCTCAACTACAATGCAATCAGCCCCTAATTCATGATACAACTTAACAGCCTCAGCCGCCCAAGTGCTAGGGTTTGCCCTTAGTGACCTATCAGCTAAAACCTTATACCCAGTACCTTTTTCACCTACTCCAACAATACCTGTTTTATCACTATTTGGATTCGCAGTTACAGCAGGGTCAACACCAACCACGATTCGACCTAGTTCACCATGCCTTACTTCTCTTGTAGACATAATCATCTCATAAGTCCACATAGCACCCTCAATATCAGATAAAAACTCACCATCCCAGAATCGTTTCCTTAGTCGTTCAGGTAATGCTTTAAGTCTTTCAATATATGAGGCTGGGAGGTTTTCTTCGACATCACGAGGGTTAATTTTAAATGCTACTCTTCCCTTTGTCTGTTGTTCTATATATCTTTTGTAACTCCAGTGGCTCTTTGCGGGCGGATTTTCATCGAGCAGTAATAAATGCCTGCCGTCTATCTTTTGCCTAAGCCTTGAGGCTATAAGGTCAACGTCTTTTTCGTCCATAATCTCGGAAACCTCATTGATATATACGGTTGCAAACTCAGCCCCAAGATGCTTTTCAATTCTCTCTTTATCATCCAATCCAGAAAAAAGAATCTCTGAATCATTTATCTTTATAGACCAAGTTCCTCCACTCCTATTTATTTCACAATCTTTATAAAGGTTAGGCCACTCCATTTCCAAATGCTCTTTTGCACTATTCCACAAAGTATTTTTAACATGCTCAAACCTTTTTCTAAAACATATCTGTCTGCAACCGTTCATAACCATGGCCCTTTTAAATATAACATTTAAAAAGAAATGCGTCTTTCCACTTCCAGCCCCTCCATAAAGCATTATCTCATCATTTAAACCGATAAGATTTTTTATTTCATCATGAACAGGTAACCAATTACAGGCCATTTATGTCAAATTATCCACATCCTCTTGGGATATGATAACCGACAAGTTTTTATTAGTCTGGTCAATACTTTGCCGAGGGCGACCATCCAAACGATCTATAATCATCTCAATCGCCTTTAAATCACCCTTAGCGGCCTTACCATATAAGACTTTAGCAAGTGCTTCTCTTCTGGTTATATCACTGCCAGCAACCAATAATTCAGACTCACGTTCCAAAGCCTCGGCAAAACTCTCGCCCTTCTCTGGTCTTCCCTTTCTGTTTATATTGGGATCGCCTTTTTGAAAACCTTTTACACCTTTAGGCATTGATCAACTCACTTTTGAGGCCCGTAAAATCTTCCCATCGCTTAATTATTACATCGCAGTATTTTGGGTCGAGTTCTATGCAGAACGCCTTTCTTTTCATCTTTTCGCAAGTCAGCAAAGTAGTCCCAGAACCAGTGTAAACATCCATGATCGTCACTACCTCCTTTTTTGAGTGCCTATCTGCATATTTAACGCAC